AAGTCAATTAACCTTCTGTTTATTGTATCATAGAGAAATTGTAAATTTTTATTACTAGCAAATTTATCAGTATTACCTTCAATAAATATTTTAAGTTCTTGTATTTTTTTTATTCTTTCATTCCAATCCATATTTACTGGTTCTTCATAATCTTTAACTTCATATTCTACTATACCTTCTTCATCATTAAATTCCATTCCCTCAATAATAGATTGGTAAATATAATCTACACTAGATGCTTCTACATCAACGATTAATTCAATCTTCTTTCTTACAATCATAATCATTTGAATTTACAAGTTCCTCTTCATATACAGCTATTGGTGATGGTAATGGTTTTGGTAAATAATATTCTAAATAATCATTAAATACATCTGTAACAGCACACATATCATCTATCCATGTTGCAGGATGTGATTCTTGCAGTGCTAGTGCAATATGATTAAATAACACCCAACCATTCATATCATCATCAATATGATAGTCAAATGAAGGTTTTATCATTTCTTTTTTAATTATATTTAACTGCAATGAAGACAATATATTTTTGTCAAAGAATAATTGTCCTATTGTTAAATAAAATAAATCTTTAGGTAAAGATATAGTTTTTAAATCATCTTTATACTTTACCAATAATTGCCAATAATTTCCAGAAGTCTGGAGAAATTCTTTAATTTTACCATGTGCTAATATATCTGCTTCTCCTTTGTGTACTCTTTTAAAATAACCAAATCTGTGATTATTTAACATAAAACTAACTCCTGTAGTTTTAATAGTAGCACCTAGCATGAATCTAAAAGCATACTGTTTGTTATAAGAATTTAAAAATGTGGCTGATAGTTCTATTTCAGGATCAAATTCATATTTAAGTTTAAATGTACCTAATGCAATTTGACCATTGCTAGAACTTCTATAAGATTCTTCAGTAATCTCATATCCCGCATCTTCTACTTCTTGTCTAATTTTGTCAATAATACTCCCATGTGATATGGGAGTATAAGTGTTTGTTTTTTCAGGTAATCGTGCATTTATAATTGATAAATATGCACTAGAACCACTAATTGCTCTTTTCATATTATTAAATTTAAAAACATGGTGCGAAACTTACAGCTTGAAATTCATTAATCTGGACAGTTGTTATGTTTTGTATTAAAAATTACAATTTAATTGTACTGGTTTATCTTCTATAGGACCTTGAATATTTTCAATTTCCTCATATATTTTTGTTAAATAGTAATTTATATTTATATTATAATCTTCCCATTCTTTTTTTTCATATTTATTAAATATGGTTTGCATCCATTTTCCACTTTCTGTTTGTATTTCTCTTCCATCAGGATGTCTCTTGACTATTTTACAACCAGAATTAGATATATAATATCTTACTATTTTATTTAATTTTTCTTCTTTATATTGATCATGTTCTATTGATAACTTCCAAAATGTCCAATCTCCTTGAGCTTTAACTCCAGAACAATAATCATAAATATTTTTATTATCTTCTAAATATTTTTCAGGCTTTATATCATTTAAAAAATAATTATAAATTGCTTTTGGTATTATTAAATTAGATTTATTTTTATGTAAATGTGTGGCTTTATGATTTTGTAAATCTTCCCATTCAAATCTACCTTTACATTTAGGAGTCTTATTTTTATCTTCATATATTCCAAAATATGAATTTACATCTGCTATAATCATTTTATCATAATTTACATGTTCTAATTGTAATTGAGTGAGTTGTTCCCATTCTTTACAAATTTGTTGATGTAATTCATATTCTGATCTTTTAATTCTTACTGTTATACCATCTGTATTGCTTTGAATTACTTGAGAATATGATAATTTAGTAGTTAAATTCTCAATTAACATTAAAATCATTAATTGACCATTAACTGTTGTTTGCATTGTATAGCGACTATCAAATAACCATGAATATTTTTGATTAGAGTTACCATAACTTGCGTTGGCACTTTCTTTAAACCCTTCTATTATTGCTTTATCTCCTTTATCTTTTTTAGCTTTTTCTTTTAGTCTTACATCTACAATATCATGTTTATAAACATCATAAAATTCAGGTCCTAAATGTTCAGGGTACATTTGATTTACAACAGCTATACTTGGATATAGTGAAGCTACATCAGAATCAACAATTATATATTCTTCATCTGATTTATATATACCTGCTGATAGACATTGATGTATTCCACCTAAACCTAAATTAAATTCGTATTCTTTATATTTTACTACTTTTTTAAAATCTCCTTTAGTATTATATATTGTTAATTCTTTTATCTCTTTTAATAATTGTTGTAATATTTCTGTTTTAAATTCTATATAATTAAATACAATATCTTCTAAATTAATAGAATGTCTTGTAATTCCTTTTTGTTCTTTTAATTGTTTTTTATCTTTTCCAGTTTTATCACAGTATAATTTTAATAATAGTTCACTACCAATTTTTGTATTAGAATAATTTAAACAATTTATATTATATTTTGCTTTTAATTTTATTCTTAAATTTATAGCATTTAAACTAAGTTTAAATATTTGTTTAGTAGTTCTTACATCATTAATACAATATTCAACTACTATATTTAATGTTTCTATATCTTCTATTGGTTTATAATGCTCATGTGGCATTTCTTCTATATTTTCCCAATCCATTGAATATTGTATCCATTTTAATGAACTTCTTTTATTTTGATTATCCCAGTGATTAATTTTATATACATCTAGTACTGGTATTCTCAACTTAAATTCAGGATAATCTAAAAATTCTTTTCTATCTGATCTAGTAATTATGTCTTGTGCATAATTATAAATTTCTTTTGTTATTTTTTTATTTGAGTGTTCTGATAATTCCTTATGATTATCAATAATAAATTCTGTTATTTGACTATCAAAAGCTAAATTATTAAACCCCAAATGCCAATCTTGATATTGGATATTTTCTTTATAAAATGCTAAAAGCAATGGTAAATCATTTTGATAAGGACTAATTATAAAAATATGTCTTTCATGTGAATGTAAATCCTCAAACACTGCTACAAATGTATTGATTATTGTTTCATAATCATATATCCAATATTTCTTTTTTCTCATTATAATACCTCTTCTATTATAGGATGAGGATAATTGACTGCTACAGTCTTTATAAAATCTAAAATATCTTGTTTAGATTCTATGTAATATTCATAGAAGACTTCTCCATTTTCTCCTTCTTTTGTCTTTACTGAAGGTATATTTGTTTTAGTTTTAGAAATTACAGCTAATATACAATCTTCTGGATTATACATAACTTCCATAAATGGACAATTATCCATTATTGGAATTAATCTAAAACTTGGTTGTCCATTCCATTCTGCGGAATATATTAACATCTTGCTTATTCCATCCATATTATCTATTTATTAAAAATTCACCATATTCTATACTCTCTTTAGATAAGTTATAAGTTTCCTTTTCTCTATCTGGTGGTGTACCTTGTTTATCAAAAATACATAATTTAACTTCATCAAAATTCGCATGATCAAAACTCATTATACAAGTTTTAGCAAATTGACTTAGTAAGTGATACTTACCAACTGAAATTAAATCATAATCTTTTTTAAATTCTGATAAATCAAATATATAAGCATATTTTTTATCAGTTAATGGTACAGTACTTTTTAATAATTTATGTTTGGATAAGACTTTTTCATTAAAACTACTCCAATGTTTACGATTTACTTTATAAATGCATATTAATAATTCACCTTCCATGCCACTACAATACATGTAGGTTTTTAAAGGTTTTATGCTTCTTTTACTTTGTATTTGTAACAAAGGATAAAGAAATATAAATGATTTCTGAATGTTATTTTTCATATAATCAATTCTCCTCCACATTGTGCAAACTCATAAGGCAAATCAAAAATTCTATTTGCTAAATGATAATTTGCTTTTTCAAAACATTCTTTTGTTGCCTCTTCCCATTTCAATAAGGTAGTGTCACTTACTAACATGGTTGCAACTTGTTGATAACAATCTATAATTAAAAATCTAACTTCAATTTTATAATTTTCTCTATAATATATAGAGTTTTTTACTAATAACACATAAAAAGATACTTGCATCCAATATCTATAAAAATCTATAGATTCTTTAAATGTAGTTAAATCTTTATTTGTAGTTTTAAAGTCATTTATTTTAATCAATTTATTATCATGATCTATAACTAAATTATCTAATATACCATGTATATTAAAAGCATAATCAGTTAATTCACAAGTTAGTTCTATTTCATTATAACTTTCTACATTGATATTAAAATCATCAATGGTTAGTCCTAATGCTGCTCTTATAACAGGAGATTGTAATGCTCTTTCAACAGCTTCTTGTGCAAACTCATAAGTTTCTTGTGTTATAAGAGTTTTACCTCTACAATTTTTTAAATAAAACCAATAATCTAAATGTTTAGGAACATCGACAATTTTAGCAATTCTTTGTTCATCTGTTTTTAAAGATTGGTATAAATTCATATCTGCTAACACATCAAGGATAGCACTACTAAATTCAATTAAATCTTCTCTTTCATCACCATCTTCTTTGAGTATAGTATAATACTCAAATACAGTATCTATTACTTTTTTAGGATTTTCACTAGGTAATGAATCAGATACAATTTGATATTCTTTATCAAAATTATCAGGAGTTAACAATAAACAATGGATTAATTTACCTTCTATTGCTGCTGTAGTATTAATATCATCTCTTTGTTTTAAAATATAATGTTTATAATATAAAGCAGGACTATATAATAGTTTATTTAATCCAGAATAAGAAATATAAGGCTTTGTACTAAAAAATTCATCTTCTTTAGCAATTCTTTCTGAAAATCCTTCTTCTATAGTGAATTTTTTCATAATACAATAGAATTAGTTACATCATTACCAAATACATCCCAACCTGGTGTTTCATGTCTAGCAAATAATTCTATTCTAGGCAAATCACCAAATAATTCAACAATCCTAGTTCTAGCACTTTCAGGTTTTTCTGAATGTCTCATAATACGATCATCTAAAATAGAATGTACTGATCTGCTAATTCTTGGTAGTGGTTTACCTTTTGTAGCTAATAAACAATATTCAGCATTAGCTCTAGTATAATATCCCATACCCCAAAAATAACTATCAGATTTTTTATTTCTTTTAACCCAAGTAAAACCTACTGTTTTATACTTAAATCCCCATTTTTCTATTAATTCAATTCCTTCTAATAAACAAGGGGCGGTAACCCATAAGAATAATACAGCATTATCTGCACAAATAGACTGTACAGGTAATTGTTGTATTTCTTCTTTTGACATTGTATTGTAATGACTTGCAGCACTTCTCCCATTTCCTGTTTTTTCAGACCACACTTTATAAGTCCAAGGAGGATCTGCATAGATAATATTATATTTTTTCATATATTACCTTTATAGAATTTTGACATAATGTTACTATTATAACTATCATTTTCAAGTACTTCATACTTAAATTGATATTTAACTTCACAATATGTCATATATCTCTTAGAATGACAAAATTCTAATATTTCTCTCACAAAATACTGTTCACCATATTTTTTAATATCTTCTTGTAATTCTTTACAAGAACCAAAATATGTTTTCCAATTAGATTCTTTTACAATTACTTTAAATTTTTTTCTAGTTTTTGTAATTGTTTTCTCTCTTTTAGAAATAGTAGATCTATGTGAATTAAAAAGTACTTTCTTACCCACATAGATTCTACCATTTATTGTATTTGTAATTTTATAAATAAATCCTACACAATTTGTAGGAAAATCGTCAAGAGATAATATCTCTTTGTTGTCATAAATCCAATTCATAAAAGTTTTTTATGCAAAGTTACAATATTTTGTAAACTCTTGCAATAAAATCTTTATCCCACATTACTAAATAATCATTATCCTTATATTCAAACAATGCGCCAAAATTACCATGAGATATTTGACCATTCTTATAAGAAATTAAATCTCTTCTTCTCATAGCAGCTAGAGTAGAAGGATGATTTACTAACTCTAAATTTAAGTTAGTAACTGTTTCTTCTTTTAAAGCAACGGTATTATTAAGATATGTATAAAGATATACTTTTTCATTATCAAACTGATAATAAGTATCATCAGCTTTACCTAATGGTATATTAGGAAAAAATATAGTATTTTTGGTATTAATCTTGGTATACCACCATAATTTTAATCTATTCATTGTTTAATTTTTTATTTATTAAAGGAACTACTTTTCTTCTTGTTTCATCAATACCATGTGTTTTTAGTATTTCTGCTGGATCTTTTTCATAAGGTAAATGACAAAATTTTAAATTATAAAGTTCTTTATATTTTTTCATATTACTTATACCTGCTATGTCATTGTCAAAAATAACAATAATGTTACTCTCTCCATAAAATCTTTTCAGACGTGTTATGACAGGTTTTGTTAATAAGGTATTCTCACTATCAACACATACAAAATCTCCTCTAATTCCTATTGTTTTTAATGCCATCGCATCTTTTAATGATGATACAATAAAACAAAATTCAGAATTAGTATTTTGATCAGAACCTTGAATATAATCAGAAACTTTTATAAATTTTTTTTCTTTATTAAAAGGTTGATATATTTTAGCAAGATTACCTTCTTTATTACCATAAAAATAACCATAAATATTTTTATTTTTAACAGTAAATTCTTCTACTATTTCGTCTTCTACAACAAAACTCATTGTATAAGATTTTATAGGTTTAACTTTATGTTTTTCTAACATTTCAATAGTAATATGATAATCATTCCAATATTTAATATTAGAAGTTTTCCATTTATCTACAACAAAACTTGTAACTTTCCAACCTTGTAATTTAATATTTTCATTATTTATTTCGCTATTATAATCACTTTTTTGATAATCTTCTTTTATTCTTTTCAGAGCTTCACTAAAAGAACATTTCCACATCAATTTCATAAATTCAATAGCAGAGCCTGAATGACCTGATGAAAAATCTTTAAAGGTATATTTGTTTAATTTTCTATTATAGTATATAATAAGAGAAGGAACAGAGTCCTTCTCATTAAATATACTTTTCATTCTAACACTTTGACCTTTAAGTTTTCCTAATTTCAAATAATGACTAAATATCCAATCTGCAGGAATATCATCAGCTTTAACTACATATTTTCCTACATTTATCATATTTTAATCTTTAAAAAGGATCTTCATAAAAAGGATCTTCATTAGGTATTTCAATAACATCAACTGTTGTTTCTGTTGTTACTGGTATACCTCTTTCTGTTTTTATAATATGTTTTTTTTCATCAAATGGAACTACACCATCTTCTTTCAAAGATACATAATTCTTCCTATTCTCATACTTAGCAAAATACATATTATAATTAGGATTGTTATATCCCTCTGTCCATTTTTCTTTACCTGCTATAGTGTAATAAGCCCATAAATCTGGATCGCACAAATATTTTTTAGCAACAGTTACAAATTCGTCAATATTTACATCTTTTTGCAAAGCTGGATCTTTTTTCATCTCATTTAATACTCCTAATGAATGAGCTAAACGAGCTAAAAAATTACAAGCATTTGTATCAGCATCAATTACTTTACCATCTCTTTCCCAATCTTGGAAAGGATATTGACCATTTCTTACATAAGCAATTCTACCTTCATAATTACCTTTTGAAGGATCATTTTTATCAATAGCAATACCTGTAAAACCATTACCTTCAGGTCGACTTTCTAATAGAAATGTTAATTGTAATTTGTTTGGATCAAAAGGTGTTACTCCAGATTGAATATCTACTATTCTACACAAATGTGTTCCAGGAGTTAACACTTTACTTACATCACTACCAACATTAAATTCATTTACATTAAATCCCATATAATTATTTATTTATTTGTTTATTCTATAAAAATTTTATCCCAATATGTTACCAATTTTTCATTCTCTGTACCCACATCTATTAATTCAGATATTAAAATATCTTTATTTCTTAAATGAGCACTTCTAGAACCACAAGCTACTTCATCACTTGTGATAAATGAGATATAGTTCTTTGTTCCTTTACCTCTATATAAATATCCAATAGAATCACTATCAGAAGCTGCAATACGAGCTACTTTACCTGTTAAATCTAAATCTAAAGAACTAAATTCAGCACCAGCTTTATTTATCATTTTGTCCTTAATATGCCCAGATAAAATAACATTATCAGATAATGTTTTAATATAACCTAATACTTTTTCAAAAGCAGTCCATAAAAAAGGGTATCCTGCCCCATTAGGCAAGGTTAATATACTTCCATATTCTAATTTACCTTTAGTAAACCAATTTTTACCAGGTAGTGTTTTTGAATATAACAATTCAGCATAAGGAATACACATTTCTTCAAGCTTGGTTACAGTATCTATAATAAGATATTTATAAGGTTTTCCTGCTTCTTCTATCGCTTTACCAATATCTCTAATATCTTCTACTGAGTTAGCTTTTAAAATTCTTCCTGATACATAATCAGAGCCATTTTCTAAATCAATAAGAAGACTATCGGGTAATTGTACTAAAGCAGATGTCTTACCACATTTTGGTTTACTAAAAAGTATAAGATTTCTGGGATTTTTAATTTTTGCAGGAGTAACCTCCATTGGTAATATTATTTTCTTTTCTTCCATTCTCTTTAATTAAATCATTTAACCATTGTTGTCTCGTCTTTGGGACATTGTGTAAAATACAATAAAAATCTCTTATTGTCATAGAACTAAAAGGACTATCTTCCATAGTCTGTAATTCTAATGTTTTAAGTAAATTATTATCTATTTTTTCTTTATCATCTATGTGTGTTATAGATTTCTCTAAACATAGTGTTAATTGTTCATACTCTACTCCTATGACTTTATAGGGTATTTTTTTTGATGATATACGATTAAACGTATCATATTCAGAAGTGGGTTTGTATTCTAATTTGTATAAACTTCTACAATTGTTTTTTACATTTGGTATGTATTTTCCATTTATATCAGTTGTAACTAATTCAATATACAATGTTTCCCCTTCTTTTGGCATTTCACTTTCAAAGAAAGTTATACCTTGTTTTTCTCCATCCCATTCTTTTGGTTTGAAGATTAATCTAGTTGTAAATTTAGAACTGTCTATATTATTTTCTACAAAATAATTGTCCCAAAATTCTATAAAATCTTGTACGTAATCATGTGCTACACTCATTTCTTTTCTTTTTTAGGTGGTGGATCTACTTCTAAAAAATTCATCTTTGCATAATCAGCTTTATACCAATGTATCCCTAATTCTCCAAATCTGTTTTTTAATATGTGTGCTGCTATTAAATATTTATCAGATATTTCTAAAACATATGATTCTGGACCATAATATTTTAATTGATATTTCGCAGGTCTATTGTATGCTATAACAACATCAGCACCTTGCATAAAAGCATCTGATTGATAAATATCAGCATCACATGGAAAATTGGATAATTTACCTGGTATTTGTCTTTCAGCACTATCAATATCTCTATTTAATTGTGATAAAATAAACCAAGTAATAGGTAAAGCCTTTTTAGTTTCAATAGTCATTGCTGCTAAATTTTCCATAGTCTGCTGTTTACTGGTTTCTGAAGCATCCTTTTTAACAAGCATAGTATGGTCTAATGTAACAACAAATGGTTTTTTAACAAATTGATAAAAAGCATATAATGTAGCTTTCATTTCTCTAACAGTCATTGGAACATCTATTATATATTCTTTTCTATTAGCTTGTTTTGAAACATAATTTTTTACTTTTGATAAATCATCAGAAGTTAAATCTATCATATTTTTATCTTTAGCAGACAAAAGGTATCTTAAATTCATATTATTTGCTGAAGCTATTTCTCTAGTAGCTAGATTTTTTCCTGACATTTCAAATTGGAAATGTAAAATATAGAAATCTTGATTTTTGTTTAATTCTTGTATTTGTCTTGTTAAAGATGCAATTAGTAGTGATTTTCCTACCCCAGGTCTTGAAGCAAGAATATAAGAGTTGCCCCATTCTACACCATTCAGTCCAATAGAATTGAATTGTAGCCAATGAGTTTTTAAAGATTTTATATCACCAGATGCCCTTCTTTCAATATAATTCATACTCTCAGTAAGAGCA